AGCCCGGTCAGCCCGGCGGCCTTCAGCCAGTCCGCCCGCTGTTCCTGCTTGTCCCGCCATCGGTCCTCGCGCACGTCCCAGGTGGCTACGGGAGTTACCAGCGCGGTCATGAGACGTACACCACCAGCGTGCCGTCGTTCGCGGCGGAGCACGGGTGCGGGTCGAAGCCGGGCCGGATGTACCGCGGCGAGACCCAGCCGGCGCCGTTCAGCGCGGTGCTCTCCCGGACGTACACCGTGGAATCCAGCGGGACGCCCGCGTCGGCCAGGTCCCGGAGCGTCTTGATCAGGGTCTCGATGCTCACGGCGGCCCCCAGGGCCAGGCGTCGCACGGCCCGTCGTGCCCGTACGGCTGCTCGCAGATCGCGGCGTGGCGCCGCTCCAGGCACCGGGAGCACCACCGGACGTCGGGGTGCGTCCGGCATTCCTGCCCGCAGTCAGCGCACCGGATGGCGATCATCCGCCCGGTCACGGCTCGTACCGTTCCCGCGGCGGCGGGCGCCACGTGCCGGTGGCCGGGTCGTGGTCCGGCTCCGAGCCGATCTCGCCCAGGCGGGTGTCGTAATACCAGTACTTCCCGCACGGCGAGCAGTGCCCGCCGAGGCGCACCCCGTCCAGCTCCAGCTCGTGCAGCCGGGTCAGGTGCTCCGGGCACTGGCCCTCGGCGACCGCGGCGCAGTCGCGGGCGTGCTTCATCTCCCACTCGGCGATCCGCTGCTCGCTGCCGTCGCCGATGATCAGCTTCATGGCATCTCCCTGCGCCAGAACACCCCGTACCCTTCGACTTCGCAGATGGGCTCCCTGATCCCCTCGGCGGCGCGGTAGTCATTGACGGCGGCCGTGCAGTTGGGTATCGAGTGGTAGTCGTCAATCAGGCAGAAGCCGCCGGGCTCCAGCTTCGGGTACAGGTTCACCAGGGTGTCGGTGATGGAACTGTAGAGATCACCGTCCATGCGCAGCACGGCCAGGCGCTTGACCGGGGCGGCGGGCAGCGTGTCGCTGAACCAGCCCTCGAGGAACCTGACCTGATCGTCCAGCAGCCCGTACAGGCTGAAATTGTGCTCCACCTGCTGCCGGGAGACGGCTAGGTACGCCTGGTCGGGCTGGACGTCGTTGGCGAACCTCCGGTCATCCTGGCGCACCTCATTCTGCGGGAGCCCGAGGAACGAGTCCGCCACCCAGACGGCCCGGTCGCGTACCCCGTGCGCCTCCAGCACGGCGCGCATGAAGATGCACGCGCCGCCCCGCCAGACGCCCGCCTCGAGGAAGTCGCCGGGGATGTCATCGGCCAGGACCTGCTCAGCGCAGTACTGGATGTTGTCCAGCCGCCGCACGCCGATCATGGTGTGCGCCCGGGACGGCCAGTCGACGCCGACCCGGCGGCGCGCCTCATCGAAGTCATGCCGGGGATCCCACGGGACCGGGACCGGCGGGTCCTCGTACACCATGCCGGTCAGGGTGCGCTTGAGCAGGTCCAGGTACAGCGCGGCCCCGGTGCTCACGGCGAGCGCGGTCATGGCTTCAGCTCCGCTTTCACCTGGTCGTACACCCACGCGTAGGTGCGTTCCATCCCGTCGCGGAAGGACACCTGCGGCTTCCAGCCGACCGCGTTGCGGATGTTCGTGTCGTCGCTGGGCCGCCCGCCGACGCCGACCGGGCCGTCCACGGACACGCACATCACCTGGTGCCCGGCGATGTCCGCGATCGTCTCTGCCAGCTCCAGGATCGAGGACGACTTCGGGGACCCGACGTTCAGCGGCGCGGTGCAGTCGCTGGCGGTGATCGCGATGGTCGCGGCCACGGCGTCGTCCACGTAGGTGAACGTGCGGCGCGCGGTCCCGTCGCCCCAGATCTCGATGGAGCCGCAGCCCGTCAGCTTGGCCACGGCCACCTTGCGGCACAGCGCGGTGGGCGCCTTCTCCCGGCCGCCCTTGTACCAGCCGTGCGGGCCGTACACCGAGTAGTACCGGCCGATCCGCGCCTGCAGGCCCTTGTCCGCGGCGTACGCCTGGTACGTCATCTCCGCGAACAGCTTCTCCCAGCCGTAGCCCAGCTCGGGATCGGCCCGGTTGGCGGTCAGGTCCTCCTCCCGCAGCGGCCGGGTGAACGGGTCGTCCTGGATGTGCAGCGGGTAGACGCACGAGGAGCTGGCGTAGTAGATCCGCGCCCCGGATGCGGTGGCCGCCCGCGCCATCTGAACGTCGGCCAGGATATTGGCCATGCAGTCGGCGTGGTGGTAGCTGATGTAGCCCATCCCGCCGGAGTCGGCGGCCAGGTGGTAGATGACGTCGCAGCCCGCGGCAGCCCAGTCCGCGCTCTCGGCTTCGGACAGGTCGATCAGGGAGACGTTCTCCGCCGCCGGGTGGACCTGCTTCCAGGCCGCCTGCGTCCGGATATCCGCCGCGCGCACCTGATCGCCCTGCTCGAGCAGCGCCCTGACCAGGTGCCCGCCGACGAACCCGCCTGCCCCGGTTACCAGCGACCGCATCGCCGGCCCTCCTCCCTGCTCATGCGTCAACCCGGGGCGAGGCCAGGGCACGCAGCTTCATCGCGTCGGTGACGGCCCGCACGTCCAGGTCCCGCATCGACGGCTCGCGGCCCGGCCCGGACCGGACCCAGGCCAGGTACACCGCCTCGTCATCCGCGCGGTGCGCGTGCCCGGCGTCGTAGGTGGGGTCGCGGGGGGCCTTGCCGGCGTCCGGGTGCAGGTGCTCGATGACCACGCCCGGCACGTAGGCCATGCAGCCGGCCAGCGCGCCCAGGTCCCGCCACACGTTGTCGGCGAACTGCGAGGACAGCCCGGGCAGCACCAGCCAGCCGAGCACCCGGACGATGTCGCGGCTGATCACCGGGGCGGTCGGCAGGTTCTCGTGCTGGTGCCTGTCGTCGCCGTAGGCGATCCCGGTGCCGCCCATCGCGGTGATCGCGCGGGTCAGCGCCTCGTCCCAGCCGTCCGTGCGGGGGCGGTGGTCATCCCCGAGCGAGGCCAGGTAGCCGTACCGGGCGGCGCGCGGCCAGACGGCGATGTAGTTGGTCCACCCGGCCAGGGACCGGCGCGGGCCGCGGTGCCACCAGGTGCGCCCCGGGTACGCCTCCCGGACCGTCCCGGCCAGCTCCGCGTAGCCGCCGGCCTCGGGGTCGTCCTCGTCGTAACAGACCGCGACGTGCGTGCCCGGGCCGGAGCGCCGCAGCGTCTCCTCCAGCATCTCGCCGAGCAGGCCGGGACGCCCCCGGGACGGGGTGATGACCAGGACACGCTCCTCCACGGTTCCTCCTGCTAGGCGGTCGCTGTCGGGCCAGGAGTGACGGCAGGCTGCGGCCCGGCGTTCTGGCCGAGCGCGGGCGCGGGGCTGGACCCGGACGGCACCACGCCGGCGAACTTCAGCAGGTCGGCGAGCGTGAACCGGCCGGGGGCCGGCGCGATCGGCGGGGCCGGGCTGAAGTTCCCGTGCGTGATCCCGTGCGGGTCCAGGTCGATCAGCCGCAGCAGCACGTCCGCGCAGATCCGGCTGCCGACCGGACCGAGGCTGACCTGGGTGAAGTCGGCGGCCGTGCCGGTGTTGTCGAAATTGTCGACGGCGGGGCTGGCCTTGTTGGCCAGGTACGCCTCGTAGAGCACGTACAGGAACAGGGGGGTGCCGTTCGCGAACCCGGGGATCGAGGCCGGCACGATCTGGCCCGGGTCGACGGGGGTCAGCCCGTACGCGGTCGCGATGTCCTGCCCGGACGGCAGCAGGTAGAAGTGGCCGCGGACGAAGTCCCGGTAGGCGACGGAGTTGGAGCCCTCGGGCTGGACCCCGGCCGGGCCGCCGATGGGCATGCCCGCGCCGGTCCCGACGAGCGGGACGCCAGGCGGCTGGCCGAACATCGACTGGCCGATGCAGTGCAGGCCGTCGCCGCCGCCCGGCTGCTTGAGCACCTGCAGGCTGGCTCCGGGCACCGAGGAATCAAACAAGTCCTCGTGGAAATTGCGCCAGTCAATCTGGTGGTCCAGGGTCAGGGCGTACCCGCCATGCAGGTCGCCCACCGGGGTCTTCGCGGTGCCGGTCCCGCCCGCCGGGCCAGCCGCGCCGCCAACGCCGGCGAACAGCGTATTCCTGGCATTCTTGTTGTTCGGGCTGATCACCGGGTTCATCGAGTAAGCGTTCCTGACCAGCGAGTGCCCGAAGCGGTACGCCGCGGTACTGAACTCCACCGGCATGACCGGCCGGGCGACGTCGGCGCCGGGGTCATAGACCTTGTGCTTGCCCTGCTGCAGGTCGTCTACCACGGCCTGAGTGAAGAACAGCGGCATCATGTCGTGCAGCACCACCCACTGGTAGTACTGCGTCACGAGGGTCTGCAGCTGATTGAAGTTGCTGGCCTGCTTGACCCCGGTCGCGTCGGCGACGGCGTTGTGGAACAGCAGCAGCGCGACGTGCATCTGCGACAGGATCTGGTTCTCGTCGTTCCGCTTCTCCACGATGACCGCCGAGCCATCGGCGTTGCGCGGCAGGTCAACGACGCCGTTGACGTTCTTCGGCACCAGGAAGTGCACGCCGTCGCTGGCGTACAGCTGCGGTGAGACTGCGGGTCCGCCGCCGTACAGCTGGCTCAGGTCCAGCTTCTTGGTCTCGAAATCCGGCACCGGGTTGCCCGCGGGGTCCAGCAGCGGGTCCCGGGCGCTGGTGCCCTTGAAGCTGAAGAAATCGGTGGGCTGCGGCTGGAGATCGAGCGTCACGTCATGGTCCACGAACTGGGCCAGGTAGGTGTACGCCGCGCCGTGCGTGGTGTCGACGCCGCCGCCGGGCTCGAGCATGGCGTCGGCCAGCTCCGCCAGGTCGGCCAGGGCCGTGCTCACGTCGGCGTCCGGGCTGAACGGCTTCAGCGCCGGGAACATCCGGCCGAACGTGGCGGCCTGAGCGTCTTCCCCGGGCACCGCGGCGACCGCGGCGGAAGCCGGACCCGCCAGTGCCCGGCCGCCGCCGCGGAGCAGCACCACCCCGCCGCCCGCGGCCAGGCCGAGGCGCAGCAGGGTCCGCCGGGACATCGCGGCGTGCACGGGGTCGTACGAGGGGTCGCGGGGGCTGGGGGTACGAGGGGTGTCGTGGGTCATGATGCGCGCCTTCCGGCGAGCCGCCGCCTCCGCCCGCCCGGGGGCGGGTTCAGCCGCACGACCCGGCATGCCGCGCCGAGGTACTGCAGCTGGCGGATCAGCGGCGGCTCGCAGTCGATAATCCATACCTGCTTGCCGCGGGCGGCCCAGTGCAGCGCCGCCCGGATTCCGGTCCCCCTCATGCACCGGGCCACCTGGGTGATCTCCGGGCTGTGATCGTGCGGGACCGGCGAGCCGATGGCCTCCGCGATCAGGTCGAAGTCGATGACGATGTCGCCGGGGTCCTTGTGCTCGGCCACGTAGGCGGCCTTGCCCGCGCCGGGCAGCCCGGTGACCACGGTGAGCACGGCGTCCTCCCGGTCAGGTCCAGAGCAGGGCGAGCATGTAGACGGCCAGCCCGGCCGCGACGAAGGTCGCGTAGACGGCCCGCGGCGCGATCACCCAGGCGATCACCCCGGCGATGAGGAACAGGATCCCGGCGATGAGGATCAGCACCCCGTGCGCGCCGGTCACGTGGAACGACGCGGCCAGCACCGTGCCGGTCACCGGGACCGCCTCCCCCCGCGGCGGGTACCGCCGTCATCGGGCGGCGGGGGCGTGTAGTAGTCCTCGCCGGGCGGCCCGTCCGGCCATTCCCGGGCGCATTCCCCGCCCTCCGGCTTGACGGTGCCGAGATCGGCGTTCGGCACGTCCGGCTCCTCGCCTGGCGGCCATGGTCCCGGGTCGATGCTCATCTCAGGGCTCCTGTCCTGGGTTGGGTGCGGTCAGACCGCCAGGTTCGCGTTGCCGGCGTTAGCCAGGTCGCCGTTCTTGTTGGTGGCCAGCTCCTGCCCGGCGGGCTTCGGTCCCGGGCTCGGGTTGCCGGCGTTCGCCTTGTTCGCGTTGCCGTTATGGGGACTGGCCATCAGGGTCTCCTGTCCTGGGTCCGGGTTACGTGATGGCGTACGTCACGCTGGACGAGCCGGACACCTCGCCGCTGTCGGTGACGGTCAGCGTGACGGTGTAGCTGCCGGCCTTGTTGGGCGTCTTCCCGGTCACGACCGGGCCGGCGTCAGGGCGGCTGGTGGCGTCGGTCACCCAGTCGTAGCGGACGATCGGGAACGCGCTGCCCGGATAGGAGCCGGACCCGTCGAACGTGACGGTCATGTTCCGGCCGGGCACGGGCGGGGTGCAGGTGAACGACGCGACCGGCGGCTGCTCGTCGCCGGGCATCCCGGGCAGCGTCCCGTCCGGCCAGATCCGGGACATCTCGCCGCCGGGCGCCTTGACGACGACGCCCTCCACGTTGCCGCCGTGCGCGAGGTCGGCGTTGTCGATAGTGGCGATCTCCTGGCCGGGCGGGTACGGCACCAGGTCGATGCTCATCGTCCAGGATGGCTCTGGCCTGCGGTGCCGGTCTTCGCCCAGGCGGGGTGCCCGGGCGCGGGCGGCCCGGCGCGCGGCTGCGGGATGCCGTGGTGGCCGGGCTCGATCTTCGGCCCGGCTGACGGCGTGACGTGCGGGTCGTCCTGCTTCGCCGCGGGCGGCAGCGGGTCGACAGGCGGGGACCCGGGAGCGGACATGGCGCCCGGCCGCCCCGACATCATGTTGCCGGCCGCCTGGCTGGTCACCCACATGCTGTCCGCGGCCAGGCTGGACAGGTCCTTCACGGCTCAGCCGCCGCCCTTCATCCGGCCGCCGCGCATGACTGATCCGCCACCCGGCTGGAAGCGGCCCCCGCCGGCCTCGGGCTCGTTGCCCTTGATGCCGGGCAGCTGCGGGCCGCCCGAGCCGTAGCCGGAGTCGTTGGCCTGGGTCCAGTCCCGCGTCCCGTCGATCTCGTCGCTGACCGAGTCCTGGGCGTAGGAGCCGGACAGGTAGCTGCCCGGCCGGGTGAACGTGACCGAGCTCCCCCCGCCGGCGCCGGCGTTGGCCCCGGACGTCCCGGGCGCGTTGGTGCTGGTGATGTCGTCGTGGGACGTGCCGGCGAACGCGTCGACGTTCTGGCCGGCCTGGTTAGTCGGGTCGCCGTCGCCGCCCTTGCCGCCCGCGGTGCCCGGCGCGCCGGTCCCGGTGGGCAGGGGGCCGCCGAAGATGCCGTGGTCGGATCCCGGCGGGTACTGGCCGGGCTGGGACGTGACGTCGCCGCCGCCGGCCTCGCCGGAGCGGTCAGGGGAGCCGCGGGACGACTTGGTCCCGTCGTAGCCGGGAACGTCGCTGCTGGATGCCATCAGGAGTTACCTCACTCTCGGTGAGCCCGGCTCCTGACGGCCGCGGGCGCATCTGCTGTCTCAAGGATAGGCCAGGGGGCTCACAACCGCCCCCCGTACTTGCTCATCAGGTCCGCCTTGGTCATCGCCATGGCGGTGTCGGGGTTCTCGCCCTGGGTGACCGCGTAGTCGATCCAGTGCTGCTTGACGTCGTTCGGGGCGGGCGGGCTGGCCGGCACCTCCTCCGGCGGGGGATCCGGCTCCGGCATCTGGGTCGCCTCGGCGATCGCGGCGGCCTCGGCGACGGGCGACACCCCGGCGACCGGCGACACTTCCGGCGGCAGCACGGGGTCCGGCTCCGGCGGGGTCCCGGGCAGCTGGGACGGCGCAGGCTCCGGCTCGGCGGCGGCGGAGGCCCCGGCCCCGGGCTCGGGGTGAGCCGGGACCTCCCCCTGCGGGGCAGGCACGGCGGAATCGCCTGCCCCGCCGCTGGCCGGCACCGCGAGCCCGCCGGCGATCAGGTCCCGGGCCTCCCACTCCGGGACCTCGATCTCGCCATTGGCCAGCGGCCAGTCGCGCCCGTCCCACCGCCCCCCGGATACGTGGTCCCGCATGCGAACCACTGGCATATGGGCTCCTCCTGTCCCTGGTACGCTGCCGGCTGGATCCCCGCCCGCCCGGCGGCCACTCGCCTGGCGGGCGGGGCCACTGCCGGCGGCAGGTGCGCCCGCATCACGCTCGAAACTTCTTGCGAAAGTCTCGAACAGTGTTACGAACCAGCGCCCTGGTACATCTTGATGGCGCCCGTACGGTCGACTAGCGTGCCGTCACCTCGGAGGATGGCCCGGAAGGTCACCAGGTCAGACCCGAAGGCGAAGTCGTCACTGCGTTCGAATCGTACCCCGCCAACAAGGCGAACGAAGAACTGGCTGAAGTCCCCGAAGGCGATCGACTTGGCGCCGGTCGCCATGGCGGGCATGAACGGGTCCGCCACGAGCGGCTTGCCGAGCAGAAGGTCAGGAGCGCCCAGTACAGCGGACGGTTCCCAAATGGGCCTTCCAACGGTGTCCGTGATCTTGCGGAAGCCTCCGATTGTTTTATCGGCTGCGAGCCAGTAGCAGGAACGACTCTGCCGATAGGGCGCGATAACGGAGTACTCGAGGTCCACGAGGTTCGCGTAGCTCGGGGCACCGGACACGCCGGTCACCGATCCGGTGACGCCGACCGTGCTGGAGGTGACGATGCCAGTCGGCTGACCGGTTCCGGACCCGTTCACGAGGTCGTTTCCGAACGCGTTTCCGAGAGCGCGGCCCGCTTGCATGGCCAGATAACCCAGCAGGTCTACTGCTGTATCATCTATGAGCTCCCGTGCCACCTGCAACAGGATCCCGTACTTGAACGCAGACAACGCCTGCGTACCGAACGCAGGATCGGATGACGGGAGCGCACCCGCCTGCGCTGCTGAGGCAGCAGTGGAGTGAGCCGTCGTCTTGGGCACCTGGAGCGTTTCGCCACCCCCGGTGTTCAGGACCGTAGGACCGCACTGCATGACACCACTGACCTCAATGAGGTGGGCGATGAGCATGTCGTAGAAGTCGATTGGAACGATTGCTGAGGCGTTTGTGCCCTGTGCACCGGTTGTGAGAACCCGGTAGTTGATGGGACCGAGGGCCGGGTCGCGGCGGACTTCCAGCACGCGCTGCGCGCCCTCGTCGCCCCTGGCCCAGCTGCGGATCTCCTGGAGCATCTTCGACCCGCCGGCGGTGACCGGAGCCGCGCCCTTAGCGGGGGCCTTGCCGGAGAGCGCGTCGTAGGCGTCATCCGCTTCCTTCGCGCGCTTCTCAGTATCAAGAACCGCACGAATGCGAACGTCTAGCTTCTGCATCTCCTCTTGCAGCGCGTCCCAGCGGCCCTGCTCCTCCTCAGAAAGCGCGCGGTTTTCCTCCGCGGCCTTCTCGGCGATGCCCTTGGCCTCCTCCCACACGTTCAGGCGGCGGTCGCGAAGCCTCTTTGCCACTTCAGAAGGCATTTTCTGTACGTCCTTTCGAGTGTTTGCCTTCTGCACCAGCACTGGCTCCGTCCGCACCCGAGGGGGCTACGGCCTGCAGCGCGCTTGCTACTTACGGGTAACTGCGGTACTACTCCTCGTCAGCCCAGGGATCGTCCATGTTCGCTTGCAACGCGAGCAGGGCCTGGGCGCCGGTCATGACCGGCTTCTTCGGCGGCTTCAGCCGCTCGGCGGGCTTGGCACGCCAGCCGTCGACATCGCGGTAGCGCTTGAAGAACTCCATCGCGCGGCCCTCGTTCAGCCGGCTCCGGACTTCCTCCACGTCGGTCTGCACCCAGTCCGCGAGGGACTGGACCGCGCCGTTCAGCGCGCGGGCGCCCGCGGTCGCATCCGGGTACGCCGGGTCCAACACTGGCGCCACGTCCACGAGCTGGACGGACATAAGTGTCCTCATGGGGTAATTGAACTCACTCACGCCCCACTCGTCACCGCCGGGGAACACCCGGAAGGCGAAGCTGCTGTGCCGGACGTCACCGCGGGACACGTACTCGAGCACGTCGGCCCGGGCGTGCGGCGGCTCTACCTCATACGCCAGGCCCGTGGTATCGGTAGCCAGCCGCAGCGTCCGGGCGTGGGTCGTGCCCAGGAGCGCATCGTCACGGTGGTTATACCTGCACACGACGTCAGGCCAGCCGAGGGTCTTGCACTCATTGAACGCAGTCGTGTCGACCTGCTCAACGAAGCCCCCGAGTTTCCTGCTCAGCTTGCCGAACGCGGCGGCGTAGCCGTAGATGAACTGCGGGCCGCTCGCATCGCCGTTCGCGGACCGGATCTCGGGCGGGAACCGGGTGAACCGGCGCTCGGGGATGCCGTCCGGCTCCACCACCCCGAACGCGGCGCGGTTGTCGCCGGTCACGGTGATGCCGTACCGCTTGGCCGCGGCGAGGATCTTTCCCATCGCCTGCTTGCCGAACGGTGACTGCGGGGCACGGGCCAGCGCATTCCGCGCGTGAGCCTCGTCATGCACAGGAAAGTGGCGCTTGCTCCTGGGCATCGTCTTTCCCGACTGGTCTTTTGTGCCACCGGGCTCGATGTAGGCAAATGCCGAGTCCGGCAAGTCGTTTATTGAAGCGGCCGACATGGCTGCCCTGGTATCAGTCACTATTCGAACACCTTTCTAGTCAGCCATTTCGTTTGCAGGCATCGTCGTAAACTCAGCTATGCGATCCGAGCCCAGGGTTTCGCATAGAATGAGTTCATGGTTGAGGTAACGTGCCTTGAGTGCGGCGCCCCCTACACGGTGTATCCGGGTAAGGCAGCGACGGCTAAGTTCTGCGGTAACGACTGCAAGTTCGCGTACCAGAAGACGCACCCGCCCCGCGCCCGGCTGCCCCGGCTGACAGCACCCTGCGCGTACTGCGGTGAGCCGGTTGAGTACCTGCCGTCGCAGAAGGGCGCGACCCGCAAGAACACCCGGGCTTCGAAGAAGCTGACCACGGAGATCACCGCGGAATGCCGCAGACGCTACGAGGCGAAGGAAGCGACCATGACGGCCATGGCTGCCGAGCTCGGGGTCAGCGTATCCAGCATGAGCATCGCGATCCGGCAGGCCGTTTACGGCGAGAACGTCTACTGCGACGCGGACTGCCGGGCGGCTGGCCTGAGCACGATCATGACCGGGCGGCGGCCGTCCAACAGCGTCTACACAAGTCATCACACGTTTCGCGCCATAATCCGCCGTGAGTTCCGCGACCAGTGCAGCCTGTGCGGCTGGGCAGAAGCCCCGTGCGACGTCGCGCACATCATCAGCCGGAAGGACGGCGGGGATGACAGCATCGAGAACGTGACGATGCTGTGCCCGAACCATCACCGGATGTACGACTGCGGGCTGATCCCCGCGGAGGAAATCCGCGCGAGCCGGGAGAACGTGCTGAAGCATCAGCCATCACCCCTGCGGTGACCGTTAGTCCCGCTGAGCACCAAGTCCTGGCGTGACGGGATCCACGCTCCCACGAACTCGGGCGGGCTTTCCTTAACGGCCGCCTTAGCCCGGCGACGCATCTCGAGGAAATCGAGGATCAGCTGGGCATCCTCGCGTTCCTCCCGCGTCCCGCCGTAGTGGCGCTGGGACGCGATAATCTGGCCGAGCTCCTGTCCGGCAGACGGCACCTGGGGCATGTCCCCCGGCGTCGGCTGCGCCAGGCCCTGCTTGGCCAGCTCCTGCAGCTTGTCGGCTGCCAGGTCCATTTCCAGGTCGATCGAGGATTCCATCGACTTCGGGATCCCGCGGATGCTGCGCGCCATCGCCACCATGACCTCCAGCGGGATGAACTCGTTGCCGGCCCCGCCAGGCAGCGGCTCGAGGTCTTCCAGGTCACGGATCTCATCGACGCTGCGCAGGCCCATCTCCCGCTGCGTGTGGTAGATCTCGGTCCGGGTCTTCAAATCCGTTTTCAGCAGCGCGTCGCTGTTGAAACGGCAGTACCGGTTCTGCGGCAGGATCCCGAAAAACGCGGTTTCCAGCCGGACGAGCCACGGCCGCAGCGCCTCGATCACCTGCAGCGTGCTCTGCTCCACCGTGTTATAGGTGAGGCTGTCGCCTCTGGTGCCGCCAATGCGGTCCGGGGGAAGATTGAGGATTGAGGCGATCTGCGTGGCGTTCATGCGGATCGCCTCAATAAACTGCGCCTCAGAAGGCGGCACGACCACCGGGGAGTATTTCCAGTCACGGCCGTAGACGAGCGGCTGCCGGCTCCGGATGGTGGAGGTGAGCATGCCGCGGATCTCCTCGGCCTGCTCCCGGCTGATCTCGATCTCGGTGTTCTCGAACGTCCCGGGCGGGAATCCCCCGGCGAGGTACCAGTCGGTCCCGTACCGCTCGGCCTCCAGCCCGGACAAGATGGTCAGCGCGAACGCGCGCAGCGGGCTCAGGCCCTCGATCCGGCCGGGCAGGCTGAACGCCTTGATGTGGAACAGCTCGCTGCGGTCCATCAGCCGGCCGTAGCAGTAGATCCGCGCCCTTAGCGGGTTGAACGGGGCCATCTCGTCGTTGACGACGTTGACGTCCTCCGGCGGCATCCACTCGATGCTCTGCGGCAGCCCGTAGCCGTCCCGGCTGGTGATCAGGCCCCACGCGTTGCCCTGCAGCAGCAGCGAGCTCATGCACATGAACAGCCAGTCGAAGACGGTGCCGTCCACGCTGGGGTGGTCGAAAATGGACGGCCCGTTATACCGCTGGGTGCGGGTCTCGCCCGGTCCCGGCTTGACGTACAGCTTCAGCGGCAGCGCCGCAGTGGAGTTGGCCAGCAGGGACACTCCGGAGTACAGCGCGGGCAGCGCAAGCGCCTTGTCAGTGCCGAAGAATGCCCTGGTCGGGTGCGCAGGACCGCCTGCGTCAAACTTGACGAACGGTGAGTCCCAGGGGCGTAATCGCCACGGCACTCCGCCGATTACACGTTGTTCAGACCTGCTAGCTCGGATGCGCTCGATGAGACCCATGGCCAATCACCCCCTCCCGTAAAAGGGGGTGACAAGGGAAGACCGCTGACGTGCGTGCGGCCGTACTGCACGGATACGCTCGATCAGCCCCACGGACCTGGGGACTCCCCTGCGGACGGACGGCGGACCCGGCTCCGTTCGGCCGCGGGTTAAGAACTAGGACTCAGGTTACGCCGTGTTAAAGCATTCGTGCCAGGAGAGTGACCGGCAATTTCCTCACCAGCGACAATACGCATGCCGGACAGGCCCTGTTCCGCCCGCTCGGTGATCATCGCGACGATCTGCCCGGCGAGCAGCTTGCGGTCCTCCCCGGTCAGGTCCCGGCCCGGGTTGCAGGCCCGGATGTAGGCGATGGCGAACTCGATCTCATCCGCCAGCGCCGCAGCCGGGATGACGACTCTCACGGCTCAGCGGTGACGTCGCCGACCAGGACGCTGACCGGCTCGCCTCCGGGCATCTCGGTGAACTCCAGCACGCCCGCGTCGCGGATCGCCTCGGCGATCAGCTCCGCGTCGCCGGCGGTGGACTCGGGCAGGGCGATCCTGAGCGCGGGCACGTCAGCTGCTCCTCTCGCAGGGCGGCAGGTACGCCGCCGCGTCCGCCGCGAACCATTCCCCGGACGGCGAGCTGAACGCGGCCTGGTCGTCGCTGCCCGGCGGGTCCAGCGCGTCGAAATCGGCCTGGTGCCAGCCCGTTCCTCCGGACGTCCGGAGATTCGCGGCGCCGCCGGGCGGGCCGGACAGCTCGCGCAGCCGGGCGCACTCGGCCCTGTACCGCCTGTTCTCGGCGTCCAGCCGGCGGCGGTGCTCCAGGTACGCGCGGTGCCAGGCTTCCACCGCATCGGCGCCCGGGATGACGGTGCCGTCGCTCAGCACCAGCCCCGGGTCAGGCAGCGGGTCAGGCGGGCGCTGCGTCACTTGTCCAGGTTAGACGGCTTGCCGGTCGGCTTCTTGCCGTGCTCCACCATCTCCAGCAGCCGGAACTGCTTCACCGCGGTCTTGTGATCCAGCGGCCGGGTGCTGGCGAAGGCGCCGGTCTCGGTGTTCTTCACCTTCTCGCCGCCGTCCACCTTCACGATCTTGTACGGCATCACGATCATCCTCTCCGGATCCACACGGCGCGGCCGAACCCGTCATAGCCAGCGAACCACCACACGACGGTTCCCGTACCGGTCATGCGCGGGCGGGCTCGGGCGGGGCAGGATTCCGGGCGGCGATCTTCGCCGCGATCACCCTGACGATCTCCGCGTCGCTCCAGCCCAGGCCCTTCCAGTAGCCGTACCGGGCGGACACGGCGCAGAACGACAGCCCGCGCCAGAGCCCGCCGATGGCGAAGCCGAGGGCGAAGAACAGCCCGGCGAAACAGGTGGCGAGCACCCGGCCAGGGCTCGGCGCGGCGCGTGCCTGCCCGCCCAGCTCCTCTACCGGCAGGCGGCCCGCGCGGGGCAGCTCGGTCGTGGTGGTCATGATGCATCTCCCGGTATGTCGTCCAGGGCCTGCAGCACGAAGCAGTCCTTGGCCTCGCGCAGCTTGCGCAGCCCGGCGGTGAGCTCGATCCCGTCGCCCAGGATCTCCAGCAGGTGCTCCGCCAGGTAATACGCGGCGGTAGCCACGTCGGCGGCCACGCCGTCCAGCCGCGGATTCGGCGTCAGCCACTTCATCGCGTGCCGGGTGGCCTCGTGCCGCTGGTCCAGCGGGGTGCCCGCGGCGGCCATCAGCCTTCCGCCGGGGCTTCCTCCGCGGGCGCCTCGTCGGCCGGGGCTTCCTCCGCCTCGCTCTCGTCCCCGCCCTCGTCCCGGGACAGCAGGCCGGGCATCCGCGACGCGAGCTCGCGGGCCTCCTGCTCCTGCACCTCCTCGGACGGGTGCTCGGCTTCGACCTGGCTGGCCGGCTTGCCGGGCTCGGCGGCCATCTCGTCGGCCGCGGCGGCCTCGTCGGTCGTGTCCTCAGCCATGATCTCTCCCTGCGGTTGTCGGGGGTGAACCTGGCTCCGTTCCGGCCGCAGGCTATGAGCTGCCTCCAGGGTAGACCGCCCGCGGCTGCCGCGGTCACCCTCTCCGCTCAGTACTTCGGCGAGACGATCTTGTAGATGATCCAGGCCATAGCGGCCAGCTCCACGCCGATGAACCCGGCCATGATCATGCGCATCAGCCACCGGTTCACCTTGCTGCCGCCGTTCTGCGGCGGCGTGATGTGAACGACCACGGATCCTCCTCAGTGCTCCGGCCCGCCCTGGCCTGGTGGCGGTTTCCCGTTTCTCCGGGCTATCAGCCGGATGAGGTCTTCTATCGAGGGGATGCCGATCAGCAGCAGGCCGACGACCAGCTTGCCTACGGTCGCAGTGTTCTTCTCTACCAGGGAGTCCACGATCACGGCGACGCCCAGGAGGAAGGTGGCGATGGTGCGAAAACCGGCCCACCAGGCTGGCACGCCTGCCGTGCCGGTACGCGACGCCTCCCCCGTCATGGCCGGTTACCCGATCGACTTCAGCGGGTCGTAGTTGTACCGCTTGCGGTTCAGCCCCCACAGCGCGTTCGTCCCGCTGGTGATGGGGGTGATATCGGCGGCCGAGTCACGGCGGGACCAGGCCCGGCCGCCGTCGCCGACGTCACGGGTCTCGGCGTTGGCGACCGAGCTCCACAGCCCCGGGGCCAGCTCGCGGCCGAGGTGGATGAGCCGCTGATCCGGGTCCGGGTGCCGGACGGTGGTGACCATCAGCGCGAACGCGGCGGCCTCATCCGCTGAGCTCATCGCGGTCACCTCGATGCCGCCCTTCTCCAGGTCAGGAATCAGCGAGGCGGCCGGCCCGTTCTTCGGCACGACGACGGCGACCGGCTTCCAGGCCCGGCGCAGCCGCAGCAGCTCGGGCACGGCCCATTTCACGCCCTCCCGGTGGCAGCCGCGGGGGATCTCCACCACCGGCCGGTCCTTCCCGGGCCGCAGGATGCCGTTCTCGCTGTCCGCCTGGCCTGGCCGGTACCAGCAGGCCGAGATCGAGGCCGACAGCATGTCCGGGTCGACGTCGACCGAGAACACGACCGGCCGGGTGGCGCCGCCGGGGTCGGGCATGGCGCAGGCGGCCCAGGAGTCCTCGCTGATCACCGCCCAGGCGTCGTCTCCGGCGGGCCAGTCGCCGACCCCCAGCCGCTCCCTGTCGAAGGTGCTGCCGATGGTCATCGCGGCCAGCTCGTGCGCGACGTGGTCGACGGAGATCCGGACGCCGAGCGCGGGGTTGGCCTTGGCCCAGCTGCGCGGGTCGTCCCGGTCGTCGTGCAGCGCGCAGACGATGTGCCGGTTGGTCTTCCTGCCGCGGATCTCGTCCCGGGGGCAGGTATCCAGGTGCGGGTTGATGCTCCACTCGGCGCCCATCAGCTTCGGGTCCCGGGCCAGCACCCGGCGGCGGACCGCGGCGAGCTGGACGGAGTCCTTGTAGCCGGCGCTGGCGGTGTAGATGACCTGCGGGTTCGGCACGGCCGACAGGGTGGGGAGCGACGCGCCCACCACTTCGTCGCTCAAGATCATGGCCTCGTCATAGACCACCAGGTCGGCCGTGAACGCGCGGCCGGATCCCCTCGAGCGAGCCAGGAACCGGAGCCGGCCGGCGACGTTGCGGCGGATCTTCTTGCCGCCGGAGCCGAAGATCAGCGTCGACTTCGGCTTGAGCTCGATGGCCTCGTCGCCGTGCGAGGTGGTGACGGCGCGGACCCGGCGGCGCAGCTCGTCATACTCGGTGACCACGTCCCGGACCCGGCGGAAATGTTCCGCGGCAGCCTTGAACTCGTGGGCGGTATGGATGATCATCTTCTCGGAGAACAGGAAAAGCCCGGCTAGTTCCCTGACTTCCAAACACGTGTTCTTGCCGTTCTGCCGACTCAGCACCAGGTAGTTCTCGAACGAGCTCCAGCGGCCGTCCGGCTTGGTGCCGCACAGCTCGCCCAGCCACCAGTCCTGCCAGCTGTCCAGGTCGTAGCCGAAGTTCCGCGCCCAGCCGAGCATGTCGGCGGAGGTGTAGTCGCCGCAGCCGGTCGCGTAGGCCGGGTCGGAGCAGGCCCGGCAGCCGTCCGCCTTGCCCCGGTGCCGCGGCGGGGCGGTCCAGAACCGCGGCTGGTGCCCGCCGAGGACGTCGGTGAGGTCGGGGTGCGTCACGGCCAGGGCGTCGGCGCCGCGCAGGACCGAGCCGTCTGGCAGCCAGACGTCCGGGATGGCGGTCAGCGCGGACATGACGGAAGCCGGGACCTCCTGGCTGGGGGAACATGTCCCGGCTCCGCGTGCGGCCTCGGGGTGGGCGCAGTGCCAATCGTAACGCCATCGGCGGGAACAGAGCAGGCCCCGGGCGACCTGGGGGGGAGAGACGCACCGGGGCCTGCAGCTGACTACTTGCTATTCCGCGGTCCGCCAGCGCGGCCTCCCCCTGCAGGGGCTTCTGAGCACATCCCCGTTATCGGCTTTCTCAGGATACTCCGTGAGACTAGATGATCATGAGCCGGGAAGGCGG